TTTTAATTATAAAACCAGCATCAAAAGCATTGTTTGTAGGTTGTGAATCATATTTGTTTAATAATATTAATGGGTCTTGTACGTTTAAATTAGTTGTGGAAACTTCTTGAACACTCCCAGTAGTTGTTAATGTGCCTGATACAGTTAAATCAGTTACTGATAAAGTAGACCCTGAAAAAGTCATATCTGAATCACCAGATAAAACCCCATTAGTTCCATAAAATGCTACTTGTGTTGCAGTTTGAGAATCTGCTAGAAAATTATTTGCTCTTACAGTAAAATCACCAATATCTAAATTAGCACTAGCTGTAATACCAGCAGTTGTAAGTGCTGTTATTGTTGTACTTGCAATAGTTCCACCCTCTACCTTATCACCTGATATTTGATTATTTGCAAGTGTAAAAGTTCCAGCACTAACATCTAAAGTTTTTCCTGATCCTACTGTAATGTTTGATGTGGCAATAGTAGCCCCATCTATTGTACCAGAGTCTATATCAACATTGGTTGTATTTTGGCTATCAAAGTCTACTGGGCTTGAAAAGGTAATAGCTGTATCATCTGCTGATATGGTATCTAAAGCTATATTGCCTACATTAGTTATATTACCATCCGTTACGCTTAATGATGTTAATGTACCAGCACCAGCCCCCAGCGTTCCAGTAGTTGATAGGTTTTCATTTCCAAAATCTATTGCACCTGAACTATCAACAATACTACCAGTGGAAATAGTCATAGTGCCATCTACACTTAATTGATCTGATATTGTTGCATCATCTGTAGTTGTTAGCTGTTCTGCTTGTACTGTGCCACTAAAAGTTCCATTTACAGCACTTGTAATGCTTCCTGATGCTATAGATAATGCACCATCTGTAAAAGTGCCATCAATAGTAAGCCCATTAGCTGTTAAAGTGTGGTTTCCAATATCTACACTATTTGCCACTGTTAGGCTTGTTAAAGCATCTGCTGTACCACCATTTATATCAGGGCTTGTAAGTGTTTTATTTGTTAAAGTTTGTGAACCAGTTAAGGTAGCTACAGTAGAATCAATAGCTACAGTTAATGTATTTGATGATCCTGATGTATCAATGCCAGTGCCACCAGCTATATCTAATGTTTCAGAGTCCAGATCAATGCTCAATGCACCCCCTGAATCACCTTGAAAATCTAAATCTGATGCTGTATCTTGTGCATCAATATAAGTTTTAATAGCTTTAGCTGATGCTAGTGTATCATCTGATCCAGATACTGAAGAAATATCTGTATCTAATACCCCTGATTTTAAATTTGCTACATCAATATTTGATATGCTATTGCCTGATGCTTCTACATCAAAAGTTTTATTGGTAAAAGTTAAAGTATCACTGGCTATGTTGGCATCTTGAGCATCAATATAAGTTTTTATGGCTTTTGCACTAGCTAATGTATCATCAGAACCACTTACAGAGCTTATATCAGTATCAAGAACCCCACTTTTTAAGTTATCTACCTCTACGTTTGATAAAGTATTATTATCAATGTCTAAGGTCTTATTTGTTAAAGTATCTGTAGTTGCTTTTCCTACAAGTGTATCTGTTGCATCTGGCAGTGTTAAAGTTCTATCAGCAGTTGGATCAGTAATTGCTAATGTAGTTTCAAATGAATTATCTGTAGACCCTTCAAAAACAAGATTAGTAGTAATGGTAGAATTAATTGCTAGTGTGTCATTTGCTACACTGTTTCCTATTGCAGTATCACCAGTAGCAGTAAAATTAAGGGCTTGTATAGTTCCAGTTGCAGTTAGGTTGCGTATTCCAGATACATCTAAATTGCTATCAGTGGTTAAAACCTTATTACTTTGAGCAGAGCCTAAAGAGCTTATATCAAGATAATTAATCTCAGATGCACTAGCAGTAACTAATGTTCCACCTAATTTTAAACCATTTGTGCCATCATGCGATGCTATATCAAAATCATAGCTTCCATCTAAAATTTTTACAGCAGATGTACTTACTGCTATTGGTACTAAAGTTCCATCACCATCATAAATATTAGTAAAAGACCCAGTAACGCCCCCTGAATCTTCAGTATGCAATAAAGTTGCGAACCCTGAACTTATTGCTATATTTGTTAAATCTTGTTGAGATGCCATTATTTTATCCTATGCTTTTAATTTTTTCTATATCATATTTATCATTGACAGTATTATGTCCATCATTTGATTTTAAATAGCTTTTATTCTTATGGGTTTTAATCATATTTTGAATATCTTTTGTAACTCTCCCATCATAAGTAGCCCAACCTGAACCTTTAAAAATAACTCTAGGTGTTCCCATAAGCTTTTTGAGCGTTTTATCCCCACATTTAGGACATGAAACCTTTTCACCTTGTAATACAAGTTCTTCAAAAATATTTCCACATTTACATTTAAAATCAAAAGTAGGCATAAGAGATTGGGGGGTATTGCTACCCCCCTTTTTAAACTCCTTTAGACGTTATTGTATTCTACTAATCTAGTATCAAATGCAACAACAGCACCAAACACCATATGAGCTACTACCCTATCTGCTAATGCAGTTACAGAATAGTCTTGCTCTACAGTTGGTTCCATTTGTCTACCAGCAATACAAGCT